TGGGGCGCTATCACTGCCACTGCCGTGTACGCCTTCATCGCCCTTTGGGTGAGCGTAGGGGGTGCGTGATGAGCCGTCACGTGCTTGAGCAATCCCAGGTCGGCGAGAAGCAGGTCACGACCGTCCGACGGGTAGAGCCCGACGGCACCGAATCAATCGAGGTCACGGGCGAGTACGAGCCGGTGAGGCTGACGCTGGAGCCCGAGGCCGGGACAGAGACCGTACTGGCCGAGCGGGCGCGGAGGGATCACACATGATCCGCCTGCACCGCATTCGAGGCCGGCTCTATTTCGTCGCGCTCGACTCCCGCGGCGAAGGGCTGCCCTGCATTCATCACCGAGGCGCCTGGCGCCCCAGCACATACAGGAGCGCGCTATGAAAACCATCGACAAACTCTCGGCCAGAGCGTTGCAGAAATACAGTGACGAGCTGCGGCATATCGCCGTCCTGGCCTACGCCTGCGATGTGATCCAGGACTTGGTGTACATCGACGGCCTGTCATCGACGGACAGCGGTGTGCACATCACGGCGGGACGAGATGATAAGGAGATCATCTCGAAAGCCCTGGCCGGATTTGGGTTCGATCCGGGCCGTGACATTGCCGATTTCACCGCATATGACCTGAGCGGCAGCATTCTGTTCGTATCGTGGCGGGATGCTGAGAGCAAAGCGGCATGAACACCGCCCTAAATCTCTGCCCCGAATGCAGCGACTACGCCCCCGTCTGTCTGTGCGCCATGATCGATGAGATCGATTACCCCTGCTACGCCTGTGGTGAGGAATCGACGCACGAGATCCAGCACCGTGGCGGCTGGCTGTACGTGTGCGATGACCCGGCGTGTGTGGGCGAGCCCGAGTTTTGGTCGTGGGAGGACCGCGCTGCGGACGATGCGGGAATGTCAACGAGTGGTCCGCTATGAACACGATAACCTGCGATTTCACGCCCGATCAGCTGCGCTACATCGCGCGCCTGGTCGGCGGGGACATCGCCACGCTAACCGCGATCGTGCGCTCGCCCGCCTTCGACCGCTACGGCCCGGACGAGTCCGAGCGGATACATCACGACATTAGGCTTGGCGCCGGGATTCTCGGCTCGATGCCAAAGCTGAGCATCGAGCGGTTGCACACCCAAGAACAGGAGCAGAAATCATGAGTGCAGTCATTGAAGCGCGGCAGGAGCCGCAGAGTACCGCTGTTGCAGTGACGCCGATGGAAATGCTGCAGATCGCGGTACAGCAAGGCGCGGATCTGGATCGTCTGCAGAAATTGATGGACTTGCAAGAGCGGTGGGAAACGAACCAAGCGCGTAAGGCGTTCGTCGCCGCGATGGCTGAATTCAAGGCGAATCCGCCCGAGATCATCAAGCGCAAGCATGTTCGATTCCAGACGCAGAAGGGCGTCACCGAGTACGACCACGCCACCCTGGCCGATGTCTGCACGGCAGCCATCCAGGGCCTAGCCCGCGTCGGCATCAGTCACCGATGGGACGTGAAACAGGACGGCAACCGCATCCAGGTCACGTGCATCCTGACTCACCAGCAAGGGCATAGCGAGAGCGTAAGTATGTCGTCTGGCGTCGATGATTCCGGTGGCAAGAATGCGATCCAGGCCATCGGATCTGCATCGAGCTATTTGCAGAGATATACACTCCTTGCCGCTACCGGGCTTGCCGCAGCGGATATGGATGACGACGGCCGCAAATCCGAGCAGGCGCTCATCACCGACAAGCAGGCCGCCGACCTGAAAGCAAAAATCACCGAGGTCGGGGCTAATGAGGCTCAATTCCTGCGCTTCCTGAAAGTCGAGAAGCTAGAGGATCTGCCGGCCTCGAAATTCAAGGCGGCGGTTGCCGCGCTGGAAGACAAGGCGCGAGGTGCGAAATGAGCGAGTTACAGATTTTCGATTGCACCCAAGGCGAAGATGCGTGGTATGCGTGCCGGGCCGGCATCCCGACCGCCAGTGAATTTTCTACGGTGCTCGCCAAGTGCCGAGGCGGCGGAGAGAGCGTAACGCGACGCAAGTACATGCTCACCCTGGCCGCTGAGCGCATCGCAGGCCCCTCCCCGTTCGATCGCTACTCGAACGGCGCGATGCAACGCGGACACGAGTACGAGCAGGAGGCGCGCGACATGTACCAGCTCATCACCGGCCACGATGTCGAACAGATCGGATTCATGCGGCGCGGCGATGTTGGCTACAGCCCTGACGGATTGATCGGCGGCGACGGACTGCTGGAAATCAAGACGAAGGCCTACGCCCTACACATCGACTGCCTGCTGAAAGACGAAGTGCCATCCGAGCACATCGCGCAGGTCCAGGGCGGTCTGTGGGTATCTGGCCGCCAGTGGCTGGATTTCTGCTCGTACTCAAGTGGACTGCCTATTTTTATCAAGAGGGTGCCGCGGGATCATCAGCGAATAGCTGAAATTGCCGTAGCGGTGGAAAAATTTATTGAAGAGCTTTTGGCGACGGAGCGACTGATTCGGAAGTACAGGAGACCGGCGCAATGATGCCTGCAATCGACATGACTGGAACCAGGGCCGGGCGCTTAATGGTCACCCGAAGGATAGGAAGCCAATTCAGGAAGGCCCTATGGGAGTGTGTTTGCGACTGTGGAAATGTAATCGCAGCAACCGGAATCAATCTGCGCTTAGGGCGAATCAAATCGTGCGGTTGTCTTAAGTCTTCGCCGATTCACGGGAACGCCGGTCGCGGAAGAAAAACCGCTGAATACCTCATATGGGTATCAATGCGCCAGCGATGCCGAAACCCAAACAATAAAAACTTCCATCGCTATGGAGGGCGGGGGATAGATGTCTGTGCGCGATGGGAGTCATTTGAGAACTTCCTTGAAGACGTGGGCGTCCGCCCTTCGGACAAGCATTCAATCGATAGGATCGACAACAGCAAGGGCTATTCGCCAGGCAACTGCAAGTGGTCAACCGCCCAGGAGCAGGCGTCTAACACAAGGCGCAACCACCTCGTAACCATAGATGGTAAGCGAGTGATCCTAACCGTTGCGGTAGCACGCCTCGGGCTGCATTACGGGACTGTCGTCAATCGAATTCGGCGCGGCGAATCCGTCGAGCGCGCCCTAAGAATTTCATAAGGAGAATTACATGATCATAACCGCCATAGTCGCCGGCTGGCTGACGCAGATGGATCTGTCGGAGGCCGCATGAGCGACCTGAATCGAGTCATGCTCATCGGGCGCCTCGGCGCCGATCCCGAAACGCGACATACGCAGTCCGGCAAGGCCGTGACCAATATCCGAATCGCCACGTCCGACAAGTGGAGAGACAAACAGTCCGGCGAGAAGCGGGAGAAAACCGAGTGGCACAGCATCATCGCGTTCGAGCGACTCGGTGAAATCATTGCTCAGTACACGCAGAAAGGCGCGCAGGTCTACGTTGAGGGCAAGCTGCAAACCCGCAAGTGGCAGGATAAGGACGGCAAGGATCGCTACACGACAGAGGTGATCGCGCAGTCCGTCCAACTGCTGACAAAGCCAGAGCCCAAGCCCGCGCCGAAGCCAGCTCAGAGAGCGCCCGTCGATGATGGCGGCTTTGATGATGCCATTCCTTTTTAGGATAGACATGAAAGAACAATCCTTTCCGTTTCGCCGTGGCGCTCGAAACTTCGCTCGACTGGTCGCGTTCCTGTCGGCCATCCCGGAAGAGACCGAAGTCATGGTCACGATTGGGCCGGTGAAGAAGGATCGCAGCGATTTGCAGAACCGCGCGCTCTACGGTGTCGCGTACAAAACGCTCTCGCAATTCACGGGATACACCGACCCAGAGCTGCATGAGATGTTTTTGCGCTCGTACTTCGGTGAGGTGGAGAAGGAAGTGTTCGGCACGAAAATCGTCAAGCCGCGCCGGACAACGACGACCGACGAGAACGGCAAGCGCAAGCTGCTTTCCACGGATGAGTTCAGCGCCTTCTATTCGCACATTCAGCAAAAGGGCGCGGAGATCGGTTGTTATGTTCCTGATCCAGACCCGGAGTGGCATGCGCGGAAAGATTGGACGCGGAGAAAAGTGGCATGAAACACTCTACGACCCGCCCAACCATCGCCGAGCAAGCCCGCCTCGACGCTCTCTCGCGAATGCCGAAGAAGCGGAAGACAAGGGATCCGAAGGAACGCCTGCTGAGATTCATAGAACGCCGCGAAGCCAGCGAGTGCTGGCCCTGGACCGCCTTCATAGGAACATGGGGATACGGAATGTTCTGGCTGGACGGGCGGAACATTAACGCGAGTCGTGCGGCATACCTGCTGCTTGTTGGTGAAATTGCGGACGGGCTGGTTGTTTGCCATTCGTGCGACAACCCGGCTTGCTGCAATCCGGCCCATCTATTTCTTGGCTCGCAAGGAGACAACGTACGCGACTGCAACAGAAAGGGCCGAGCTCGCGGATTGTTCAGTGAAAAGCGAGGCGATAAACACCCGCGATACACCTCCAAGCTAACTGAAGATTCTGTCAGGGCCGCTCGCGTCATGCACTACAAGCATGGCATATCTCATTCGGAGATAGCGCGTCGCTTTGGGGTATCTAACTCTGTATTGAATAGAGCGGTTCGCGGCATATCGTGGAGTCACGTTAAATGAATCACTCCACGAAACCGCCAACGCCCGCCGAGAAGGTCCGCATGGATGCGCTGAGCGCAATGCCGTGTGTCGCTTGTGAGCAAATCATGATGCCGCAACCGCTGCGCACAGAAATCCATCATCTAGTCGATCGGGGCTACAGGAAACACTCGGGCGGCCATATGAGCACGATCCCGCTTTGTTCTTGGCATCATGCCGGGACGGTACTCTACCCGCAGACGAGCCGGGAAATGCTGATGCTGTACGGGCCATCGCTGGCGAGAAGTAAGCGCGCATTCGTAGCGCAATTCGGCTCGGAGCGGACGCTACTCGCAGTGATCGACGCGCGACTGAGCAAGAGGGACGCAGCATGAACGCACCAAAGCACACGCCTGGCGAGTGGAAATGGTGGACCAGCAACAGCCGGAAGCGGCTGCGGTCTGAGCTGCCAGACGGCAGAAGCCTGGACGTTCTGGAGTCCTATGTCTGCTCCGATGGAGTTACGGACCTGATCATCACTGATGGCGACATGGCGCTGATCAAAGAAGCGCCCGCCCTGCTCGCCCTCGCCCACCAGTACGTGAGCGAATGCGGCGAGTGCCGTGGGTCCGGCGTCAGTGACGATACCCGACAGGATTGCGAGTCATGCGAAGACGCCCGCGCCGTCATCGCCCGCGCTACGAACAGTGAGACCACCCCATGAGCAACGCGAACGAACCGGCGTTTCAGTGGCCAACAGCAAAAGGCGATCCGATCAAGCCCGTCTGGTCCTACGGCGGCAGGAATGGCATGTATGAAGCCGCAGCGCTACGCGCGTTCGCGCATGACCTTGTTGAGCGGATCAAGCACCTTGAATTACCTGTGCGCGAAGCGATGAAGGCCGCCACGGGCGATGGTCTCAATGTGATCGCTTACTGCCAGATGCTGCATCGTCGGCTGGATGGAATTACGCGCGAGCGTGACGCTCTGCTCGCGAAGCTGGAGCGCATCGCCCATTCGACGTGTAACCACGACCTACTACTACCCAACACCACGTGCGAGGTTGACCCGAACAATCCCTGTCGCGCGACCTGCCGGGAATGCGGACATGAATGGAGGACGCGATGACTGACCTCAGATCCCGGGCGGATGAGTTGATCGATTCAGCGATCGAAGATGCGCGCGCCGAGACGTTCAATCCGAGCAAATACACGCGCGAGCAAGCGAAGGAATCCCGCGCCACCCTCACCCGCTTCGTGCATGCGCTGTGCTCGACCGCTGAACTGCTCAAAGTTGCGCCATACCCAAGCTCGAACTCACCCGGCCACGAACAAGCATGGCAGTGCCAGTGGTGTGATGAGCGAAAGATCGCCCTCGCCGCGCTGGAGAAAGGGGAGAAGGTGTGAAATCTCGCCCCATCCCGTTCTCCGCACCGATGGTCCGCGCGCTGCTCGACGGCAGGAAGACGCAGACGCGGCGGATTGTGAAGCTACCGTTGACGGATCGCGACTTCGGGTGCGAGCTGGCTGGCAACGAGATCGGCCCCAACGAAGCTGCGCGATCATGCCCCCACGGCGGGCCCGGCGATCTGCTGTGGGTGCGAGAGACATGGGGCGACCGCACTCCTGGCGCTGATGCGATCGTTGGGACAGTCTGGGTTTCGCCATGGTATCGGGCTGATGTAGATGAATACGGTCTGCTCGGCCACGATGGGGAGGGTCCCGTGTATGTCGAGGACGTCAAATGGCGCCCCAGCATCCACATGCCGAGACAGCATTCACGCCTCACGCTCCTGATCGAGGATGTATGCGTAGAGCGATTGCAGGATATCAGTGAGGCGGATGCGATGGCCGAAGGTGTGCCGTTCACGGAACTAGAAAGGCACACGCCTGACGCTCTACACAGAGCGCAGTTCGCCGACCTGTGGGAGTCCCTCAACGGCCCCGAAGCCTGGAACGAAAACCCATGGGTCTGGGTGATCCAATTTCGGCCCATCCAGCAAAACGTCGATGCGTATATGAGGGAGGCGGTGTGACAGGGCCGCTCGCGATCGATCTATTTTCGGGCCTGGGTGGCTGGACAGACGGCCTGCTCGCCGAGGGTTGGCGAGTCGTCGGCTTCGACATCGAGCAGCATGTGTACGGCGAGCACTGCTATCCCGCGCAGCTCGTGCTGCAGGATGTGCTCACGATCCATGGTCGCCAGTTCCGCGATGCACATCTGATTGTCGCCTCGCCGCCATGTCAAGAGTACAGCTACATGGCGATGCCGTGGGGCCGCGCGAAGCAGATCGCTCGCGAGTACGAGGATGGCACGCGGGATCGAGCGAAACTCACCGCACTATTCGACGCCTGCTTTCGCATCCAGCGCGAGGCAATCGAAGCGGCTGGCCGACACATTCCGCTCATCGTCGAGAATGTGAAAGGTGCGCAAAAGTGGGTTGGCCGATCACGTTGGAATTTCGGCAGCTATCACCTGTGGGGCGATGTGCCGGCGCTGATGCCGATGACGTTCCGAGGATTCAAGTCCTCCGGCCTCAACTGGTCGGATCGCACCAAGCGCGGACAGGATTTCACGCGCGTTGCCGGTGCTCAAGCGGGCATCAAACAGGGAGGGGACCGGTTTGGCCGCAATTGCGAAAGTTCCATACTTCGCCGCACGTCGAGCGAATCGCCACAACGCAAATTCGCCAGCGCCCTGATCGCCAAGATCCCGCTGCCGCTGAGCCAGCACATCGCGCGTGTGTACAAGCCACTGGAGATTGCAGCATGACCATCGACGCCACGCCCTACATGGATATCTGTGCGCAACTGTCGGCCGAGAATGAGGCATTGCGCGCCGAGGTCACGAAACTGGAACGCATGCTGAGCGACGAGCGCGCATGGGTTTACCGCTGGCATTCTACGCTGGCCGCCGAGTCAGCCAAACTGGTCAGGCTGTTACGAGAACCCCCGTTGGATCGCGACGTGAGAGGAGAACAGGAATGAAATTTGTATTCGGCGCCCCAGCGGCAGGGGGTGTGGTGGAGGTGATGGGGTCGTGAACTGGGTCACCATCAAGCGTTTCGAGCAGCTTTCGGGCTACACCGAAAATGCCGTTCGCCTGAAAATTTCCCAGGGCGTCTGGCTGGAGGGTAAGGTATGGCGCAAAGCGCCCGATGGGCGGACGCTGATGAGCATCCGGGGGTACGAAGAATGGGTCGAGGGCCTGGAGTCCGCGCCGCAAGCGCATCGAGCATCCAGGTTGATTTCCGCTACCAGGGAGTCCGCTGCCGGGAGAAGCTGAGCCTCCCGCCTACCCCGAAGAATCTGCGGTACGCCGCGCGCCTCAAGGCGCGGATCGAGCACGAAATCGCGCTCGGCCAATTCGACTATGCCCAGCATTTCCCCGCCAGCCCGCGAGCGAAAAAGCTGGCCCGCAACCGGGGCGCAGTCCATACGATGCGCCAGATCCTCAATGCGTGGCTTGATTCGGTGGAGGCCGAATTGGAGCCAGAAACGTTCGCCGACTACGCCGCCGATGTGCGCAACATCTGGATTCCGCTCTACGGCGACTGGACGGCGGACCAGTTCACCGGCGCCGTGGCGCGCAAGTGGGTGGCCGACCAGTCGTGCAGCCGCAAGCGCATACTCAACAAGCTCACGCCGCTGCGCCAAGCCATCCGCATGGCCGTCTCCGACGGGATCCTGACAGAGGACCCGCTGGCCAAGCTCCAAGTCATCCGCCCCGATGAGGCCGGCGAGGACGATGAGATAGACCCGCTCTCCCCCGCCGAATTCGCCGCCGTCGTGGCGCAGCTCGGCCTGCAAACCGCCAATGCGGTGACATTCTGGGCATGGACCGGCCTGCGTGAGGGCGAATTGATTGCGCTGTCCTGGCCGGACGTCGATCTGGATCAGGGCACGATCCGGATCACCAAGTCAGTCCGTGGGGCGCGCACGAAAGCCCCGAAGACAAAGCAGGGCCGGCGCACGGTCCGCCTCCTCCCGCCTGCCCTGGACGCGCTCAAGCGCCAACAGGCCCATACCCGACTCGCCGGCCGGCAGGTATTTCAAAACCCGTCCTGGCGCCCCAGGGCGGGCTCACGGTGGGCTGAGCCCAAGCCCGGCCCATGGACAGAGAAAGCGCTGCGAAACGCCTGGTGCGCTGGATGCGAGGCTGCTGGCGTGAGATACCGGCCACCAAAGCAGCTCCGACACACGTTCGCCAGTTGGACGCTCTCTGCCGGCGAATCGGTCATGTGGGTGTCACGGATGATGGGTCACGCCAACTCCGCGATCACCCAAACGGTCTACGGTCGGTTCATCCCGGACGCATTCCCGGACGCCGGGGCACGGACCCTCGCCGCGGTAAAATGGGCACGCTGAGGGCACGATGTTCGAATCCGGCCAACGGAATCAACTATCCGCACGTGTTCGATTCCCGCCGCCTCCACCATCCAACTATCGTGCCACCGTAATAAAATCAACAACATGCGGTGGCCTCGAACGTGGACGTATGTCCTGATATGTCTGGATTGGTCTCAGGATGGGCACGATTAAGGCGCGCTCAATCCCGCCCCGCCACACTGTACGAAATAATAGTTGCGTGACCGGTCACGCTCATGTACAGTACACCCATGGTCGATACCGACCTACCGATGCCCCGGCGGTAACCGGGCGTTCCGAAAGGAGCAAAAAAAATGTTCACAGATATCGCACGCGGATGCGGCCAAGACCACCTGATCGAGATCGCCGACCGCCATGGACTGATAGTCGGCTGCTGGATGTCTGGCCAGAACTGGGGCCACAGCCAGCCGGCTTTGGTCGGCGACACCTACTCCATCAAAGACGCGCTCAAAGCCGCTGGCGCGCGCTGGCAGCCTGCCGGCAAGTGCTGGGTGTTTACCGACGACGCGGCGCTCGAAGCTGCCATGACCGGACTGGAGGGCTGAGCCATGATCCAGATCGACACCGGCAACCGCCTCCTGCTGTCCGACGACTCCGGCGTCCTGCGTGACACCGGCCTGGGGCTCACTCAGAAGCGCGACCAGACGGTCGTATACACGCGTGAGGATGCGGGCGGTTACAAAGAGCACCCCATGCCGCACGCTCGATATTCGACCGCCCACGAGCGGCCCTGCAAGCCTGATGGCACGCCCACCGGTGCGGCGGGGGTCGGGCAGCTCGAAACCGATGTCCGGGCGCTCCTCGGATGAGCTGGACCATTGACCTATCGACCTGCGAGGCCCGGCACACGTCGGGTCTCGTGCTGAGGTTCGAGCTGCGGAGCGATGGCGGATGGGATGGTGAGGTGGTAGCCGGGGTCGAATCCATCGATCCTGCCGACGCGCCCAGACTGATGAGGGAGGCTGGCGATGCCTACCGCGAAGCGCTCAAAAACCGCCAGTAACGCCCTGGCCCGAAAACGCCGCGAGCGCGAGCGCAAACGCCGGGAGGGGCTGGTGCGGGTCGAGGTCTGGGTCCGCCCTGAGCACGCCCAGCGGGTGAGAGAGTATGCGGCGGGGATTACCGCCCCTCCGACCTCGCCCGAGCGATAGCGTCCACCAGCCCCTGCCGCGCGGCATCGTTCTCCGCCACCAGCGCGGCGAGTTCGGCCGACGTCACATCCCGGCCCTCAGCCTGGGCGGCTCGAATCAGGAGCGACACCCTCGCCGCCTGTTCGATCAGCTGGAGTAGCAGCCCGATTCCGGCCGCTGCGGTAGTAGCACTCATGATGCACCTCGAAGATAGGACTGGAGCCGCGCCAAGAGCGACGTGGCGAGCTGCAATCGAGCCTCGGCGGTAGCTAGGTCGCCCACGCCAATAGCCAGTCCTGCGGCGTCGAGCGTCTGTCTGGCGGTGTCTGCCACGGTGAGCACGCGCTGGGCGTCGTCGGATGTGATGTCGCCGGCATCTAAGGCCTGAGTCGTGGCCGCGAGTACCGCGGTGTGGGATCCCATGGCATAGGCCAGTCGCTCGCTCAGCGTGTTTGCCGGTGCCAGGCCGAACGACGCGCAGCCGGCCAGCAGCATCAGCAGCGCAAGGGCGCTACACGCCTGAATTTTCTGAGCCATCATCAATCTCCTTTGGAGTGAGCGTCTGCACGTAGCGGATCACCATCGCGGTGATACCGATCAGCGAAAGGACTCGCCCTGCCGCGGTGGGGCCGAGCCAGGACAGTAGGACGTCCGCCTGTGCCTGCACCTCTCCCAGCACAAGCAGCAGGATGCCGCCGGCTACGATGGGGTCAGCCAGGCGGGCCTTCAATTGATTCCAAGTCATTCCCAAACTCCCGTTCGTAAAATTCTCGCCATGCGCCTTGCCCGCGCCGGGGTCTGCTTTGACCACGCCGAGTCCAGCGCCTCTTTCTCCACCGTTACCCAATCACGCCTTTTGATGGCCGCGATCATGCGTTTGAAATTCGCCACGCCGCTGGTGCCGAGCTGGAATGCCATGCAGACGATCGCGCCCTGGCGAACATCATCGAGCGCATCCCACCATTCAAAGCGCGACTCGCACTCGGCGGCGCATTTGTAGATGTCATTGCGCAGCAGGTGCTCGGCTTCCTGGCGCGTAATGCCGCCGCCTCGGCGCTTGTCGATCAGCCTGCCGAAGCCGATTGTCTGGAATTTCAGCGAGTCGAGATAACAGTGCGGCACGAACCCTTCGTCCGACTTCAGTCGCGCGGTTACGTCGGATTCGATGATCATCGCGGCCTCCAGATCCAGCCGAGGATGCACAGGATGACGATGGCGGCGGCGAGGGTCATCTGCGTCTATTCCTGACGTAGTAGATGCCGGCCGCGATCGAGGCGAACGTCGCTGCGATCAGCGACAGTGTGGTGAGTAACTGGTTGACCTGGGCCAGCGAGATACCCCACAGGGCCCAGGATGCGGCCACCGAGACGTCGGCGATGCGCTCGTGATTCAACCCGCTACTTGAGCCTCCATGCTGCAAATTATTGTTAACTCGATATCGAACTTCGCGCCGATGAGGGTGCGCAGCTCGTTCATCGCGGCCTTTGTTTCAGTCATCTTCCACGTTCTGAGCGTGGTTCCACCGCCGTGGATCGTGTCTAAAATCCTGTTTTTCCCGAGCGCCACCGCATTGGCATCCCACCAGTGATCTCCCGCATGCACCAGCGCCAGATACCGACTAGCTTTGCTTCGTGACGGAGGAATATCGTAGGGCTGGTGATAGACTCCGAGCGACGGGGAGACCAATGCATAACACTGCTCGCCATTGGGTCGCTGATGCTGGCGCAGACGATAGGCGCCGGACGGCAGACAGTCCGCGGCTTCGAGGGTATGGAACTTGCGCCCAGCCACCTCTAGGATGCCCAGCCACGAATCGCTATGCGGGGTGTCTCTAGTGAGTGTCAGTTGCAATGTGCGCTGGGGCCTCCTTGGAGGGGAAAGTACCGAGATTCACTGAGCCATGTCCAATTTTCGATAGGGGAACAAGATGGAAGAACAGCGTCAGAGGGTGACGATCGACAGCATCGACATCGGATTCATTCCGCTGGTCGGCTTGATGGTGAAGATCGTGCTCGCATCTATCCCGGCAGCACTCATCGTGACAGCCATCATCATCGCGGCCATGGTGCTTTCTGCTGGCATGGCGGGATTCTTCTCATAACAAATCCTCAGCGGAGAACCAAAAATGGACTGCACAATTGCCGCTCTCATCGCCTGCTTCAGCTGGTCCGGACTGTACCTCGATACCAGCGCTCAATATCTCGAATCAAACGACCGTCGTTACACCGAGAGCTTCTATGGCGATACGCTGTTCGTGATGCCTGAAAACGGCAATGATCCGTACATTCAGCGAACCGCTGTCCGCCAACTCGACTCCCCATCGAGGCGCATCGACAATCCCTATGTCACACTCGCGCTGGGATATGAGATCAACTTCGCCCAGGTCCGCATCGACGCGAGCGTGTTTCGCCAAGAAAGCGCCTCGTCAACCGATGATGCTGAAAATGGAATTTCACTCAAGGTGCGCTGGTTTCCCTTTCGCCGTTGATGACTGCTCGTAACTGCGCTATTTCGTCATCGATCGTCTTCAGCGCCGGGTCTGATGCGGCAAGCAGCTCACGCACCCGACGAGCCTGACGGCGCTCGAGATCATCGATGCGAGATTGAGCCTCAAGACGCAGGCGCTCACGCTCAATAACGTCCGGGCGCTTAATCCAGCGCCTAGCGTCAACATCCCACACGTGCTCTGCGTCGGGCTGCGGAGGCTGGTAGTCAACGATCTCCCCTGTCGAAAGGTCGACTCTCTGTGACATCGGATCGGTGACCCAGTAGATCGGCGCATAACCCTCCGGCGTGTTGGCGGTCACGAATTTGGCGAAATCTGGACATGACGCTTTTAGCTCATTGGGCATGATCTCGCCGCTGCCCAGGTCATAGAAATGCACGCTATTCATCGCTTGATGAACTCCACCTGTATGCGCATCGGTTCCTCCCAGGTTTCGAAGACGGAGTTCGCCGAACAGCTTTTTCTAAGCCCAGCCCGGTAACTCACGCCGGAGCTAACAGAGAATTGGTCCTGAATCGTGCAGGGCGTGATCGACTGCGTCAATGTGACGCGAGCATTAGAAGCGCCGACATTTATTCCACCGGAGGACACATTCTGCAGGTATGGATACACCGTTGTTACGCTGTTGGTTCCTGCGCTGGCTCTAAAAACCCCAGTGATAATAAACGATCCATCCGTGGTCAGATTGTTCGTGAATAGCGTAGTTCCTCCGGCGCTCGTCAAGAGTTCTCCGCCCGCGTCCCTGATTAAATTCAGGTCTGCGTATGACCCGACCGCAGAGTAGGGGGCGAACCCGGAGATCCTACCGGCGCCCGTAATAAACAGCTCCGTCGCCGCATCCTCCTCCATCTGAGAGGTGTACACAGTCGGAAGAAATGGCCCATTGACTGCTGGAAGCGCAGCAGTGCTTGGGGAGTTGTAGTCGCCAGATGAGAGGTCAGTCCAGTCGCCAGACTGCTCCTCCGCGAACACGCAGTCCATCGACCCATCTGTATTCATGTCGATGCCGACCGCACGAAATGTTTTCGATGACCAGCCAAGGTGATCGAAAACAATGACGCCCGTATCCCACAGCGCGATATTCTGGAATCGCGGCGGCAGTCGGCCGATAACCATGATCTGATTGCGCGACTGACGAAGCAGAAACTCTGCTTTTCTCTGCGCCTCGAATTCGTTGTCACAAAGAAGCTGCTCGATTTCCGCCTCGATATTCTCGCCACCGTCTGCGGCGCGATACGTGGTATTAAATCGTGGATTACACTCGACGCGCTGGTATTCTCGCTCCCGGTCGACGTACCAGCATTTCATATGGTTGAAGCGCTTCTCCCTGCCCTGCTCGAAGCGAATCGACAGGCCGCTCACCCAATCCGTTTTCTGAATTGCGAACGTCGGTGTCTGCCACGATCCGGCATACATCCGCCATCGGCCATCGCTGAAAATGACTCGTCCAAGCATCGCATCCGTCAGCGCCTTCACGTTCTCGGTGAATTCCTCGGCGGCGAAAATGACGCCATTGCACGTATAGCGCGGCTGCACGCCGGAGGGAACCGATACGGACACATCGCAGTACGTCGCTGCCGTGGATACCGAGGCCCAATCGATTTCGCTCGCCTCGTACTCCCCGCCATAGCTCGCCATCAGGTAATCGGCCAGGCACAAAGCGGGGTTCGCCGTCCACGCGATATAGCTGGCGTTGGTCGGGTTGGCCCCAGGGCTGGTATCCAGGCGCGGGTCGTAGCAACGTTTACCCTGATACGTGAACGTGATCGTCGGGATCGACTGGTAGATCTCCTGGTTGAACTTGAACTGGATCGCGGCCTTCGCAATTCCTCGCGCTCGTGCATTGCCGAACGCGGTCGAGTCAACGCCGATTAGAATTCGGTCCGCGCTGTCTGTGGCCGTGCCGCGATAATGCCGAATCCAGGCATGTTCTCGAAACGGCCCGCTGTTTACCTTGCCGTCTGCAGTGCTGAATGACATCGGTCCGATCTGCGCGTTGGTGATCGTGTCGATATCAAAGTGCGTGTAGTTGTACGAGTCGATCTCGTGCCCGGCCAGGGTGAGCACCTTGTGCAGAAAGGCGTTATCCGATCCACTGGTGATCGGCGGTATCGTCTCCATCCCCCCGGTCCTGACTCGCCCGTATGCGATGCGCACGCTGGCGCCGGAGTCGTAATAGTTGATCTCCGTTCCTGTGCCGAGACCTGCGCTGCGGGGCTTTGGCGCCAGCAGTTGCGATGCGCGATTTAGTAGGTACGTGGCGGCGGCGTAGACAAACACGTTAGCAACAAAGGTTGCGACCGCCGCGCTTGCGCCAGCAGCAACCAGGAACGACCCAACTGCAGCAACCGCGGCCTGGGGCATTACTGGATCCTCCAGCCATGCTTTACGTGTAAGAACGGCACTCTCTGCAGCCCAGACGCGGCGGGCGAGATGAACTGACAGCCATCGTGCACGCAGATGAATTCCCGGCCCGCATCATCGACAGCCAACGCCACATCTCCCTGCCCTAGCAGCGGCCACGGCACGGGATCGCCGAGAACGCGGTGCGCGCACGTATCAAGATCGGTGCCTATCGCCTGCGACGCGTCCTGCTCGCTCGCCCACTCGCCAAACTCTTTAAACACACCGTCAGATACCTTCTCAGTCAAGATTGCATCCGCGCAGGCCATGGCGAATGTCACGCAGTCGTGCGAGCCCCACATGAACGGCTTGGTCAGCGAATCCTCGATGACGCTCCAAAACATCGTCTGCCAATTTTCCTGCCTCATACCGGCAACCCCATCCATCCTATAGGCGGCCTTGGCATGACTCCGCTCAACGGCGCCAGGTTGTATCGAACGTTGCTACTCAGCCCCCAGCTTGCCTTGGTTAGCGGAATGCGCGTGACGTAATCGAAAAACGTGTCTCCGCTTTGATTGAATGCGGACCACAGCGTCTCTCGGGTGAAATACTGTGCCGATACCCTGCGCTTCAGCCTCGACTCCACCTCGATCTCGAAATAGTCCCCACGGCTCTGATCGCCGAGCTTCATCTCGACCGTGTTGATTCGCCCGGTGAACAGCATCTCGGCGCTGGAGACAATGGTCTGAGAGTCGGTAAGGAAGGTCCTATAGATTCGCACCGGCTTATTGAACATCGACTCGCTGAGCACGTCCTGAATCTGCGTCGTGCTCACCGCCGCGAACCACATCCTGACCGCGCGTGGGAAAATGTCGGCGTCTTCCTGTATTTTCTCGATGCCGCCAAGATGACCAATCGGCGAGTAGGTGTTGCCGTTGAACCGAATGAACGTCGTTCCATTGCAGGCGCGCGTCATGCCCGTGGACAGCGAGTCGACCTCGCACATCAGCCGGTACTGAACGGTCGGCAGCTGCGAGATTGACGTAACGGCGGCGCTGATATTCCTAGTCATAAATGTGCTCTAGGTCATAGGTCACGATGGCCTGCGTGCCGAATTGATTGTCGATCTTGATGTTGGACACCAGGAACTTGCCCATCGGATCGGTCAGGATGACCGGATCGTTATCCGCCGGAGGCCTCACCAGGTCGGGCTCGAATTGCAGGTATCCAAGCCCCGCGGCGTCGGAGTTCAGCGCGGCGGTGCACTGCTTCAACTCGCCGTTGACCTCGAAGAAGTCGCCGGCCAGCAAGATCCCGCTGGTGCTCGCGGGCAGGCCCTTGAGGTTGAGCGCAGAGCCGGTCTGTGAGGCACCTGCGGTTACAACTGTTTCGGTATGCGTCGGAAACATCGGCACGGATGATTGAGCGTATGCAGCGTCATCGACGTAGATTCCACTGGTTCCATCCCCGGTGTAGCTCGATACGCCGCCATTGGCGACTCCAATCGCCAGCAGATTCGTTGTCGTGATTGACGATGGGATTCGAGCAACAAGGGAAACTCGAAACCACCCGTTGCCGACATTGGTAACGGATGCGCGAGCATTTGAGATGCTGCCCACATTCGACGGGCCGCCGATAATTGCGCCCGTAGCCAGATCGACGATGACCAGGCTGAAGTTCGTCCCAGACTCTCCGATCTGCACGTATCCTTGACTTCGAGAATTCGCCTTCAGGTGAACCACGCCACACCAATCCTGATCCGTCGCGGGCTTCGTCGCGAACTGAGATACGTAGTGCGTGCTGCTTGCGGTGCTATCCTCTATGAGGCTGTCTGCGGTGACGGTTCCGTAAGGCCCCTGAGTCGCCTCTGGGGTTATAGTGCTGCGCACCTTTGACCAAGCCGAGTTGCTGAAATCATTGGAGCGGATCAAACGATTGGGTCCGTTATCTACGAGCGCGCAGCGGCTCACACTCGTATATGGGAAATCCATATAGTCCCCGGACGCGCGATTAACGGCATTATCAAAGATCGAATAAAACAGTGGCGTTGATGCCGGAACTACTGCGGAAGAAACCAACCCACCAGAGGTTATAGTGCCGGTTTCCAGCACTTCAGTGCCCCCGGTTGTCGTCCCGAGCCGGATTCGACATGCCACGCCACCCCTGCCAGAAAGGGCCATCAGTCGCGCTGCATACGGAGCGTATGCGGATACCACAAATGAGGTATTGTTCCTCGCAACGCGTCCAGTAGTTGGCTCGCCTCGCACAAGCCTCAGCACTCTATCTGCAACCGATATCGTGCTCGATCCCGAAGCGTCCCATCCTGTCGTCCCATCCGCGAACGTATTGTTCGTCAGCAGTTCCGACCCAAGCCCCGCCCCTCTGCGCGCGAAATGCACCTGCGTTCGCACGGCGTTGTAGCGCCCGCGAGTCGCACTGAGAACCGCTAACAGCCGCGCCTTCTCTTCCCCTCGCACCGTATGTCGGCGAGACAGCTTCAACCTCAAGCCGCCGTAGCTCTGGCGCTGCGTCAGCCCTGGCGCGAACTGCGCGGTAAAGACGCTTGAGCCCTCATCGAGCCATTCCTGCGATTCTTCCTCGGGGATAATCCACGGCGGGATCATTTGCTCAGCCATGCACCGGCACTCCGCTGCGGGTCAGTACACGCACGAACTCTGCTTGCTGCTGCGAGGTGCGCGTCTCCACATACTCCATCATTTCACGGCGTGTCTGGTCGGGGTTCTCGCGCTCGATGATGTTGAACGTATTGACGGGAGCAAAGTTGATGCTCTGCCCGCCGCCGAAGGCCATCTGCCGGGCGTTGATGACCTTGCCTCGGCCAGTGACGATTTCCGGGCCGTTCTCGCCGACAATCTGCGGGCCATCGAAATTGCCGCCGCCCGCCTTGAATCCGAACATGCCGGCAAGCCCGGCAATGAGCCCACCGCCAGAACTGCCGCCCGATGCCGTCATGCCCTTGAGCGCGTTCTTGATGCCGCTGGTGAGGATCGCGGAGAGGATATCAGCCAGCGCCCTGCGAGCGATATCCAGCAATGATTTCCACGAGATATTCCACTCGTAGAGCGCATCCGACATCGTTTGCTGAATGCTCTGGCCGACGCCCTGCCACACGCCCTTCATGAACTCACCCATCTCGGTCGTCTCCTGGATGATGGGCTTGTACAGATTGCGGATGGCCTCGATGTCGATTTCCGGCAGCAGTTCATCCAGCCCTTCGGACAGTCGCGCGCTGTGCTGCTCGTCGGAAATCAGACCCTCGGAGCGCAACGCGACCAGCGCCTCTTTCAGTTCGCGGAAGCTGTCCAGCTGGCGCTCGACTTCCGTTCGTGTCGCTTCCGACATGCGCTGCAGATGCGCTGGAACATCATCGGCAATCCGCTTGATATCGATGCGCACACCCTCGACCGGGCTGACTGCATCGCCTGGCGTGGCCCGCGGCGGCCTACCACGCCTGGGTCCGCCGCCGCGGGTGTATTGCTCCTCCTCTTTGCCGTCCAGAAAGTCATCAATCATCCCAGGGATGCGCAGCGGCGAGAGCTTGGTGAGCAGGTCCACCACCCGCGCCACTCTCGGGTATCGGTCGGCAATATCATCGAGCCCCGAGCGGAATCGGGAGAAGAAGCTCTCAATGTCGCTGGTCAGCTTCGGGATGGCCCTGATCGCCTCGGCGAGCTTGCCAATGGCGTTGGAGAGTCGATTCGTCGTGCCGGTCGCCTCGAAGATGGCGCCGGTAGCCACCTTCATCTCGTTTCGCAGCACCGTCATGGACTGACCGACCGTGGGCGTCAGCTGCCGGAATTCCTCATTCAGCCGGCCGGTCTGCGAAATGAGCGCGCGGAGCACCTGCTCGGAGGTCAGCTTGCCTTCCGCGCCCAGGGCGCGTAATTCCCCGGTCGTGCGGCCCATCCCGTCGGCGATGGCCTCGGCGACGCGCGGCATCTGCTCCAGCACGGAGTTCAGTTCATCGCCACGCAGCGTTCCAGAAGCGAGCGCTTGGGAGAGCTGAATCATGCCGGCCTCGGCCGAGGCTGCGGAGCTGCCGGAAATCTGGATGGCCTGGCCAACGGCTTTCGTGACGCGCAGCATGTCGCTCTGAGAGGCGCCTAATTCCTTGGCTGATCTGGCGACCCGCGCGTACAGTTCACCCACCGAGCCGACGTTCTGCCGCGTATCGCGGGCCAGATCGATGATCTGCGACTGGACCCGGATCAGGTCTTCCTCGCTGCGCGTGACCAGCCGCAGCTTACTCTCCAGCATGGTCATCTCATCAGCCGCAACGATGGCGCTGCGAGACAGCTGGATGAACGTGGCCACGCCTGCGACCGCGGTCAGCCCGCGAAGCGCCGCCGTGACTCGTGTGGCGGTCTGACGTAACCCGCCCAGGTCTTTCTGGACCTGCTTGACCGGGGCGCCGGTTTGGTTCTTCGCGCGAAGCAGGACTTCGATGACGTTAGCGATCGCTCGATCCTCCTGCTTTTATGACCTGATCGGAAATCATGTCAAACACCGCCACCGTGATTGCAGGTTGCTCCAGCAGGCACTTGCCATCCGGCCAGCACAGCCGCATTGGCCCGGAGAATCCGCCTGTGTAGCAACCATTCCACAACTCCAGCCACGCACTGCAGCTCAGCCCAGCAATCCACACGCGCCACTCATCGGGCGGCGCCTTGCCTTCGATCAGGAGGCGGAAGGCTCGCTGGGCGGCGAAGGGGGGCGCGCGGACTGCACCAGCTTTCGGCCAATCTCCATCGCCAGTTCCAGGAAATACGCCTTGCCGCACACCTCCTCGATGCTCACCGCAGAACCATCTGCCGCTTTCGGCCCGCTGAAATCCGTGAGGTATCGCGGGACGATGGAGGCCAGCACTTTCGCGGCGTCCTCATCCGTCGATACATCCGTTCCTTGTAAGGTCAGCAGATCCGCGAGGCTCATCTGCTCCAGCGAGCCAGTGACAGGCTCGCCTTCAAACATCAGATCCAGGGGCGTTGCTCGAACATAGGCAGACATGATTCCTCCTTAGAAGCCGGCAGACCACGACGACATCTGCGTGAACTGCACATCGTAATTGCTAGTTGGGTCCAGAACACCCCGACCCGTGAATGACACCGCCACCTCTCCGGGGCCAGTCGCCGAGGGTTTGAACTCGGTGATCTTCAACTGCGGAATGTCGATGGTGAACGTATCGAAGTACCCGGACTGAATCGCCGCCTGGGTATTGATCGCCGTGAGCAACAACCTGGCGGCGGTCTCTGCGGCAAAGTTGTTCAGCATATCTCGGTCGGTCATGTAAAACGTGCCGTTCACCGTCACCTCACGGAATCCCGAACGGGTGAACTTGAACGGCGCCAGGGAGGCGTTCAGCGCGTTCAGCGGCTCAATGCTCTCGTTCACCGTGACCGTGATTTCCGAGAAATTCGAGACGCCAGAACCGCCATAGCTGACGCTCGACACATTCCAAGGGAACAGTCGACCGACGTCCGAGGCCGCGGGAATGACGCTCATCGAGCCCACGCCGTTGGGCGAGCGAGTGCCGCCGACAGCGGTCAGCGTGCCGCGCAGGAACGCCCCAGCGCCGAACACGAACGACAATTGGCCGAACTGGCAATCGTAGAACTGCTCCGCTGAGCTCGCATCAGAGAACTGCTTGTAGACCGTCCAGGGCGCCTTGACGAAGAACGAACTGAAGTCCGTTGTATTTGGCAGGAAGGTCCGGGCACTCACGCTGCCCGAGGTGACGGTCGCCGGTGAGTCGTTGATCGCCGCGGCAAGCGCGGCCCCGAGATTTCGAGGCGTGACCTCGAATTCGATTGTGCCCGCGATGTTTCTTGGGCCCGAGTACGAAGCGCCCTGCGAGAATCGCCCGGTGAGGTTCTCGGAGATCAGCTCCTCGGCCTCCAGTCCGACGCTCTCAGAGACGAATGCAAGGCCGTGGTAGGAAGTCGCCACAGAGACCGCTGTTCCTGCGGTGGACTGACGGGCGATGCCAAATTTAACTTGTGCGCCGTATGACAACCGTTTCTGGAAGCCTCCTATTGAGCCGTGACCGGGATTACCCCGGTGAAATCGATTCTGGCCATCTGCATATACACCCCGTCCGATTCCTCGTAGCTCTCGTGACTGACCGAGAATTCATCCAGGGTCTGCACTGTGCCCTTCAACGATGGGTCAGATAGTAAAACAGCGATGACCTTTTGCAGTAATTCTTCCAGCCGGTCCTCGCACTCCGTCCCGCTGGTCAGGTCCGTTTCCTGCACCAGCAGGAACAGCCGGATAAGCTGGTTGCGGTAGCCGGCGCCCATACCCAGAGCGCGCGAGGGATAGTCGATGCGGTCCCGGTACACCCCGACCCAGCCATGCGTTGTCGGGCTCATTCTGGGCTCGCAGGAGCGCTCCACCTCCACCCCTGCGGCGCCAACGTCAGGGGCATCCCTGAGCATCTCCAACACCGCCTGCGTTACCGTGGCGACGTTCGTGGGCATAATCATGTGTTGGCGACCTGCGATTGGCGCTTGACGTACAGCCCATAGACCTTCAGCCCGATCTTGAGCACGTTGCGCCGATCGGGCAGCAGCCTACGCTGAGGCATCCGATTCGTGCCGAAATGATGATATTTCGAGTACGACAACTCATTGCCCACCCCGGCATTGTCGGCGGAGTAAAACTGCGTGAAATTCGACCGTAGCGCCCCGGTTCTGACCAACATCTGCTGCTTGCCGATGCGTGCCTTTTCCTTGACGGTGCGCGGATGAAGCGGCGCCCATCCGCCCTGCATCGCGCCCTTGGCGTTGAAATTGCGCAGTGTCCAGCCGTACAGCGCAATGGAGGCCCGCCGATTCGCGGGCGTCGGGTCCTGCATCGCGCGAGCGAATCGCTCGAGCTTGCGATCCATGGCCGCCAGCTGGCGCTCGTTCACCTCGGCCTTCATGTCGATCATCGCTGGTCCTCGGTGTCGCTGATCTGCTCGTCATCCACCCGCCAGCGCACCTCATCGTCCATGCCGAACGCGCTGTGGTAGCTATTTGACGCCCAGGCGTAGTTTCCGGTGCCGGAAATCACCCCGGCGCTGTTGGTCAGTGCCATCGAGCCGTTGAGGATCGATTCAAACCGAGCGTCGATGTATTTCTTGATCTGCTCCGAGCCTTTTTGGCGGATCGTGGCCTTGTAGTAGGCCAGATCAATGCACAGGTCCTGCACCAGATACGGCGCCGGGGAAAACGGCACTGTGTACTTCACCGCTAGTCGCGCATCGACCTCAGCCTCGGCCTGGGGCACGAACGAGGCGTTGGCCTGGGAGGCGTCCGGCCCTTTGGCGAAATCGGAGTACCGCCCCGTCACATCCGCCCAATCGATATAGCGGCCCATCAGTCCACCTCCACGGCTTTGACCTCGACCAGCGCAAAACGCCGGTAGGTGTTGGCGTTGATGATCGCTCCCCACTCGTTGACCAGCCATTGTGCGGAGTTCGGCAAGGCGAGATCGGCGAACAGATGGCCGTTGCCGGAATTGATTGCCGTGACCGAGTTGACCACCGTGTGGTCGCGGTTCCGAAGGCAAGCGTACGCATTGGTGATCGTCGCCCCTGAGCAGACGAACGTCGCCCGCAGTGTCGAGCCGACGTACTCGGTAATGATGGGCGGTCTGCTCAAGTCGCGTAGCCTCCAAGCTTGATCCGAGGCTGGTCAAAGCCAATCACAATCGCTGGCGACACCGTTGTCGGCGCCGTAACCAATGATGACAACGAATCTTCTACCGACAGTGCCTCGCTAAGCAAAATAAAGCGCTGCAACTGCGATACGGATTCATCAAACAGTTGCAACGCCGAGACGGCCTGCCGGGTGTACAGCACCACTCGTTCGATTTCATCAGTGGTAAGGACGGCGCTGGTGCCCATAGCGAATCGATCCAGCCAGAATACCGCCTGATCTGAAGTGGTGATTTCGCTCGTCAGCGCGCGATTGATGACATTCTGACCAATGATACTGGCTAGCGTTTCATCGCTGATTGAAAGGTCATCGCCCAAGAGCCTGCGGAACACCAGCCTCGCAAGGCTCTCATCGTCAAGCGCAATACTGTCTTCCGCCAGGAGGTTGGTATTGATGTAGGTCTCAAGCCCGGGCTCGCTGATAACGATGGCGTCCTGAACGATTCTGCCGCGTAGTGCAGAGGTCATGACCTCGTCCGTCAGAGCAACCGCGCTCTCCAGAATCCGGGCAAGCACCACATTGCCGATGATGGACGACAGCGCCTCGTCGGAAATATCGATGCTCGACTGCGCTATACGGATTCGGTTGAAAAAATGCGACACATCGTCGTCAACAGAGAGTTGATCATCGACCAGTATGGCGTAGGTCGCGCTGATGACAAGATCGCCCTCGGTGACTGCAATCTGATCGTCCTGCCTGCGGTTCAGCAACGCATACGGAAGCGGCTGATCGCTAATATCGAGCGTATCTTCGAGGGTTTCGGTGGACACGGTTCCGCCACCGCCGGCGGCGTTTCTGATGATGATCCCCGACACCGCGGGGAAGTCCCCTGAGGTGACGGTGAACACGGCGGCTCCCGGCGTGGTTATCTCGCCCACGGACGCATCGTTTTGGTTGAATACGCCGCTACTCAGGATCTCACCGGTCAGCGTGACGCCATCGGTGCCGTACACGCATCCGACACCGACCGCGATGTCTCCGGTGGCGATGGTTCCCGCTGTCGGAGTGCTGACCGTGACGTTGTTTGAACCGCTTGATACCGACCCAAGCGAAGACACCGGAGTGCCAGCAACATCAACAGCATTGAACACCGCCCAAAAGAGGTGCGCGCCTTCATCGATCGCGCTCGCATGGTCAAACACCAGTGTCCGCGTCCCGGTGGGCGGATTGGCCAGATACCAGATACCGGTCTGCTCTGCGGCATATGTCGTCACGCGGCTGGAAAGCGTTAGCGCATTCCCGCCAAGCGTCACGGCAGTCGGTGCCGGCGCGCCTGTGTCGTACAAGGCAACGCAGAGCACGAATAGCGTTGCGGAGCCATCGATAGAAATATCCTGCGATAGCGGGTCCGCGCTTGATTGGATGACAGACCAGTTTCCGATTCGCGATGCCATGACTAAATATCTAGCGTCACCAGTTCGACATGCTCAGCTGCTGCGCCAGATCCCTGCGGGCCGAGAACTATTGCGTAATGCGTGTCGCCTGCCTGAAGGCCCGCGGTGTTCACGCGCGCACGAATCTGTGATGTGCTCCACGATGTGGACGGTTGAATAGCCCGACGCGAAGCTGCAGCGAAGGTCGCGGCATTGCAGATCACCACCCGCTGCAAGGTGTTATCGACAAACGCGACATCCGTGTACGAAACGCATCCTGGATTGGATGGGTATCCATCGCCGGCATCGAGCGCCCAATAGTTCTGCAAGCGCACCCCGACGCGAGCGCCACCCGTTACCGCTGACCCTAATTTTGACGCCTCGCAGATCAGAATATGGTCGTGCCAATTCCGGTAGATTGAATTCGATGCCGTCGCTTTGAATTCAACCTCAAAATGAACCCATTGGTTGTACGGGAGGTCGTAGTCAACGGCGGGGCCGATGTCGATGTCAGAGACGTAGTGCCACGGCGGATCGGGCCCGTGCTCGCCAGCACCTACCGCGCCTCGCCAGACCTCGTTTCCCGCCTCGAGGTTGTTGTCAAGACCATCAGTGCCGACGCCATACAGGTGCCATGCTTTGTGATTGCGCGAGCGCCCTGCCACAGGTTCCGTATAGGAGTAATAATCGAAATAGAACGTCTCCGACCCGCCTTGCACATCTCGATAGATCGAGCCATTGCCAGAGAACGCATCCGTGTGGTTCGACGCCGCGCAACGCGATCCCTTAACCGACCGGGCATTGCTTCGAAGTACAAACCCTTGCGAGCCTGGTGCGCCTCCAGTTCTAGACAGCCATGATCCAATGGTCGCTACATTGTTGTTAATCTCATCGCCAATCGCGCCATGCTCGAACTCGTCATAGACCAAGGGTGTTCCCGATCCCTTGGCGGTGAATGAGCCGTTCAGCACAAGCTCATCACCATCCGCAAGCGAACCACCAGTCGCAGCTGCAATGGGAGAGTTGCGAGTTACGAGTACGCGCGTCATGAGTACGGGCTCAGTGAGGACCACTGCGGATACCCGCCGCCAACCAGGAGAGTTCCCGGGCAGTTACCGATGGCATCTGCAAGCGCAGTCCCGGCGCTATCATTACACGGCCACAGCGATTGACCGCCGCTAACGCCGGCGCCCCACGGCTCAGTAGGAACAGAGATCGTCGATCCCACCGAAGGAATGACGTTGCGCAACAGGATGTCGGACATCCCGCCGTAGTATGACGGATAACTGCCTATAGCTGCATCGTGCTTCTCGACGCCGAGAATGAGATAGCCATCCCATCCGCTGTTTCCAGTACTTGGGCAACTTAAGTCGCCTGCCGGCCCACTGCTATCGTTTATCTCGCGTACGCCGTGCACATAGACCTGAACGTTTCCGGTCGCCACTGCTCGCTGGAAACGAATATGACGCCATCCCGCGCCGAGAATACTCGTGCTGGTTGCATATGTTCTAGTTGTGCCTCCAACATTCAGGCCCACGGTTACTCGCCCATCGCCAAGACTCATCCCCCACGCACGAGGTAGCCCGAATCGGTCGCGGTCAAAGAAGATATTGCCGTCGATCCAGTTGTAGTTGCTGCCGCCTGTGATCGCGCCCGCTGTGTTAGATGCTGATGCGTTGAGCCAAATATCAACGCACATGTCCTCTGCTCCGATATTCGCAGAGCGCCCGTCCGAGTCAGCCAGGATCGCGACCCGGTCAACATCATCGCCGGTTGCGCCCAGGTTGCCGTTAAACCAAATCGACCCGAGCGTAACAGAGGATGCAGACGGCACCCGGTTCCTGATGGCGCGAACGATAGTCATCGCTCATCAGCTTGAATGCGCCAGATCATGCGATCCCACGCGCACCCGGACAGTGAGGTTCAGGAAGTCGCTGTTGCCGAGCGTGACGCCCAGGCCATTGACGCGGTTCATCGTGAAGCTTGTGGCCAGTGAGCTCACGCCAATCGTCAATCCTGCGCAGTTGAGCGTCACCGACGTGATGGAGTCCGCCGCGCCGGCCCACGTCGCTACGCCGAAGAACCACTCTCTGGACTGCGCTTGCGCGATCATCGATTTGCGCGAAACCTCGCCAAAGCTCGACTGCGAATCGGACAGCGCCGGAGCCGCCGATGCACTGCCAACCACAATCGCATTCACCACGCCTGCGGCCGAGTTCACCGCCATGGCGGCCAGTCGGTTCAGGCCCGCCGCGGTGACGGTGTTGCGCAGAGTTTTTATTTCCACTCTTCCATCCGCGCGCACCACCTTCACATCAAAATATCCCTCGACCGGGATATGCGATTGCATGTCGATCGTCCCGTTGAGGACGCCCCATGCTTTACGGACGCGATCAGAGATACTTCGATTCATAGTGCCGGGTGGCCTCCTGTTCGAGCTTGCGCATTAATTTGGTGTAGTCATCGATCGAAAGAAACCGCCCCTTGAACTGCGTGTTGCAGGCCAGATCGGGCGCGGATTGCTTGGCCATGGCGAGGGATATTTCTGCCTCTAACCCCTCGCCAAGCGTCTCAACGCAGTGGGAGTAGAACCGCAGCGAGTCGATGCACATGCGCAGCGGGTCTTTCTCCAGGATCTGGCGCCACAACTCGACGCCCTCCAAGGCCCGTTCCTGCTGCCCTTCCAGCACCCGGCCCGCGGTCTGCTCGTGCTCGAACATCAGCCCCTGCGCGATGTCACGCAGCCACAGGAAGCGATTCAGGCCACGCTCGGGATACCGCTCGATGTCCTTTTTCAGCAGCGGCAGATTGCGGATGTAGCGTTTACGCCGGGTTTCCTCATCGACGTAGCCGTTGTGCAGGAACTTCACATCATGACGCATGGCTGCGCGAGGGATTGCCTTGCCGGGTGCAATCTCTGGATGCTCATGAACGAGCCCGTAGAACTTGATGCCCTTGCCATTCCGAAATAGACGGCACGGAAAATCCGTGGTCAACACCTGATCGGGATCGGCGGAATAGTGAATCTGCGGGAAGCCGTAGGCGTCATGGTGCGAGGGTCGCAAGTATTTCCACAGGTTCCACGGATTGTGGACCTCCTCATCGGCGTCACACCACAGAATCCAGTCTCCACACGCCGCCTCGACGGTGAGGTTGCGCGCCGCATCGAAGCCTGCCTCCAGTGCAGGCAAGCCATCGATGACCTTGACCGGCTTCCAGCGGTAGTCCGCCTCGATCTGCGCGATCACCTCACGGGTGCGGTCCTTCGTCTTCGGATCGACCGCGATCACCAACTCATCCACCCAATCGATGAACGACTCGACGCATTTTCTCAGCGTCTTCTCGCCGTCCTTGACGATCAGGCAGGCGGATAGGGTTTCTCGCGGCGCCAGTTGGGCGCGCTTGCGTTCCAGGTCGATCTCGGCGAACGGCTCATTGGGCCGAACCGCCCACAGCCACGAGCCCACCACTTTCCCGGTGCGGTCATTGCCGGCGGGCGCATACAGAATCTGCGTCGCATTCCGCCCGCACATTTCCACGATATCCTGCCGCTCGAAGTGATGCAGATGCTCGCGCGCCTCACGGAAGCTCTCGGTGCCCTGCCATTCCCAGCGACCGTAGGGGGTGGTAATGATCAGCACACCGCCGGGCTTGAGGACTGAGCGAAACTGCTCCAGCAGCGCTTGGTAGTCCGGCACGTGCTCGATCACCTCGCCTGCAATGATCACGTCGAACAGGTCTCGGTGCGCTTTCTTGGCAATCGCCGCGTTGCCGCCGTACTGGAGCGAGTTTTCGTCGTACACCAGCGGGCACAGGATAGAGATGTCCTCGAACACCTCCTGCCCACCCAAGCGCATCTCGACATTGGTGATTTGGTCACGGATCGCCCATTTCGCCGCCGCGGCAATGGCGCGCTCGGAGACATCCACGCCGGTAAAGCGGCAGTCTGGGAATGCTTGCGCCAGCGGCATCATGTAGTGTCCGTGCGCGCATCCGTAGTCGAGCACGCGCAGGCTGTCGCCGGCTCGCTCGATCTCCTGATGCACGAGCTGGTAGACGCCCTGAAAGCGGGTGGAGCGGGTCACATCCTCGCCGATCACCTGCGACTCATGGTCGTCGTAGTAGACGCCCTGGTGCTTGTCGTAGTGGGATTTGTACGCTTGTGGAGATTCTGCGAACCGATACAGCTCGTCAATCTCATCGGCGGCACGCGAGACGATCGCATCGTCGAAGCCGCACGCGATCTCCGAGAGAACATCGCTGTGCTCGATGCAGTGGCGGTAAATGGCTGCCGTGGAGCCCTGCCTGCGCTCGAAGCATTCGGCAATGACTGACTCCAGGCGATCGACGGCGGCAGACCATGTACGGGTCTGGGCGGCGGCGAGTTGCAATGCCTTGTCCGCGGTCTTGCCGGCAGCGATGTACGCCACGAACGCATCTTCGTCTGCGCGCCCGTCCTTCAGCGGCAGCAGCACGGTCCCGCTGTCCTCGCAGGTCTCAGCCAGCGCGCCACAGTCGCTCGTGAGCATCGGCAGGCCCGCGTGCATGGCCTCCATGGCCGTGATGCAGGACACCTCCTCGAATTCGGTCGGGTAGCACAGTAGGTCGCAGGACTTCTGCAGTGCGGCCAATTGCGGTTTGGTCAGCGCGCCAAGCCAGGTCACATTCGGCAGCGCCTGCGCGCATTGCTGCAGGTAGGCGTAATAGCCCGCCATCGGGCCGGTGGTGTTGTCGTAGCCGCAGACCAGCAGATGTGCGTTGGTATCGACCAGGCGCTCCATGATGCCGCCAGGGCGAACCAGATGCTCCAGGCCGCGCTCTGGGCGGGACTGGTAGAGCATCGTAAATTTACCGTCAACCGGCAGTGGCGCCGCATCGACCGTGTACAGCTCGGGATCTACGCCATTGGGCACGACGCGCACAAACTCGGGATCGAATCCGTACACCTCACAGACTTGGTGCTTGTGCCACTCGCTTACGCACGTCACCGCATCAACCTGCCACATATTGTGATTGGCCACGCCGCTGGAGCGATACAACGCCAGGTCGTGCAGCTGCCAGAGGTTGATCTTGCTGGCAAACTGGTTGTGGAACGCCTGCGGGTGGCGCTGAATGATCAGCACGTCATGCGGGGTATTGCGGGCGTAGAACTCGAAGCGATCCCCCAGCGGCGCGGATTCCTGCGGGGTGCCTGCATAGCAGTAGTTGACGCCATCCCAGTGACCCTCGTCGGGGCTGGAAGTGAAAACGGTCACACGGTGCCCCCGCTGCGCGAGTTCACGCGCTTGGTAGTACGCCGCGCTTTCGCTTCCGCCCAGAGATCGGGTCGCTATCGTCTCGCCGTTGAACGGCATTCCCGCGCTATGCAGAACAATATCCATCGATCCTCCGCTGTGCCTCAAAAGAAAGGGCGCGGCCACCTGATTGACCGCGCCCAATGCCGTTACGTCAGGCCGTTCGCCTGGGCCGAGCCGACACCCACCACCAGCGCACCGAGCGCCGATGAGGTGATCTTCTCGTCCTGGTAATAGCCGGCCTCGATGCTGTCGTTCTTGGCCTTGCTGTCATACGGATGACGCTCGACCACCAGCGGCGCTGGCAATCCGGGGGCCGTCCAGCGGAACGAGTACATGAACGACGGCCGATCACGCGATGGCGTGAGCGGAGCGTAGTACGTCAACACGGCATCCGCGGGGAACGTATTGGCGAGGTTTGCGGCCTTGGCTTCGTTGGCGGTGTTGTAAAACGCCTGAGAAACCAGCAGCCGGTCCACCTCGAACGCCTCCTGCGCGCCGCGGCGAGTCACCGCGCCACCGCCGTTGTTCGTGCCGAGCACGAAGTTTCGGAAGTTGACGTTGCGACGCGCCAGGTTCCACGCCCGCCAGCCGAACAGCAGCGAGTTCGGCTTGTAGGCCGTGGTCTGCTGCACCTGCTCCATAGCCCGCCACAGCACGCTGACCGGATCCCCAGTGAGCGCCCACGAACTGCCCGTGAGGAAGCCCGTGGAGACGTTGGAAGCAGAGCCGACCTGCTGCAGGACGCGCTTGTCCCAGTCCAGATACAGGCCGTCCAGAACCGCCGTAGTGGCGCCGACGTCGAGCTGGTACGCATACGCTGCATCCATGTTCGCGCGGTCCTCGATCGGCTGATCGTAGGCCAGAGCGTAGTTTTTGCAGGCGTAATTGCCCGAGCTGACCGAGCGCGTAATACGCTGTGCAGGCGTATTGCGAGCACGCAGGGTGGAATGGATGGCCAGAGCTTCGCCCTGGTTGAACACCGGATAGACATTGGTCTCTTTATCCACCGGCACGATGGGAGCGATCATGTCGGCAATCATCCCTTCCGGGCGATAAGCCAACGCGACGTTCGTCAAATTTTGGTCGATGTGAAGATCTCGACCTGTTGCAATACCCATGATTAGTATTTCTCCTGTTCAGGTCGATTAGCCGTGCCAGAAGCCGAGCGTCTTGAAATCCACCGCAGCCTGGACGAGATCGCCAGATGCGCAGGTTGCAAGTGCTCGGCCAATGGAGACACCACCAGATGACGCCGCGATGACGAACCCGCTGGCCGTGATCGTCACGGGGAACCCCACCGTGGAGACAGCCGCACCGGCTAACACCTTGGTGATACCCTCATAGATCACGGACAGGGTCTCGCCCGTCTTGCCGCCGTGACGCAGGATGCCTGCGGCAAGATTGGGGTTCGCCGCGATGGTTCCGTTGAGCGTGACCGCCTTGAATCGCGATTCCGGGGTATCCAGGTCAGCCCCAGCCACCACCGGCAATGCGGAATATTTCAGATCAGTAGACATTGAATTGCAGTGCCTCCTTAAGCGGCCTGCGAGGGCGCATCGCCCAGCAGCTTGTATGCGTCGCCCAGCGCCTTGTCGGCGTTGAGCACCTCAAGCGTTGCCGCGTGAATGTGCTCGAACTTGCTGGGGTCCTGGCTGCGCTCGAAGCACAGCTTGCGAGCGCGCATGACCACGACTTCCGCCGCGCTCTTGCCGACTTCCTCGGGCGCGCCGGTGCTCTGCTTGGACTGCGGCTTGCGCGACAGCTTCTCCTTGTCGCCGAACTCCGCAATGTATGCGTCGACATCTTCCAGCTTGATGTCCATGACCGTGGCGTCATCATCAACGCGGTTGAACTTGTAGAACGACTCGCGCTTTGCCGGCAGCAGGGCTTCCGCCTTCACCGCAGCTTCAAACCGCTCCTTGATCTGCGCGCGGTGCGCTTCGGCCTTGGCCTTGGCGACCTGGGCGTCGGCCTCGGCCTTGGACTCGGCCTTCACCTTATCCACCTCAGCCTTGAGCTGAGCGGTAAACGCCGCCTTTAGCTCGTCCGCCTGCTGCTTGAGCAGGGCTTTCACTTCGTTTTCGTCCATAGCCTTTCGGACTCCTGTAGAGAAAAATTTGGTGTCCCGCCGAAACGCCACGCGCGCACGAGCCCGCAGAGCGGACCTTCGCGCCATCGTCAGCGATTGCAGATCATTGAGGGTGCCGACGGCGGGTTGGTCGGCGCCAAGCAGAGCCACTGCGTCCAGCACCCACGGGATCTCCCGCGTACCGGCTTGGACGTTCTTCAGCAACTCCACAGACACGAATCGATACAGCCCGGCCTTGACCATCTCGTAGACGGCCGTGGGCATGTCGGTGAAATCAGCGAGAAGCTTATCGCCCTCGCGATAAACTCGCGACACCCAGCCGAGCGCGGGCTGGCCATCGGTCAGCGGCTGGTCTTCGTTGTGGCCGAGCTTGATTGGGACGCGCCGGGACAGGCCGAGCGCGTCGAATGCGGTAACGATGCTGTCGAGGTCGGCGCCCGTGAACGTGGTGCCGTTCCACGTGCCGACCGCGAATATTTCTGCCCCGTAGAGGGATTTACTCAGCGGGCACTTGTGCCTCCTGTCTCATCCTGCACCGTCCCGGATTTTCACGCCGTCATCGGCCACAATACCGACCACGCGACAACCGTTTTCATCGCGCGCTTCATGCTTCGCCAAGGGGTTCAGCCCGGCGGCGTCCAGCCCCTTGCACATCAGCGCGCCGATCCAGGCCACCTCATGCAGCGAGACCATCTTGCCGCTGCTCAGCATCGCCCAGCGATTGAAGCGCGCGAACGCCTCGTCGACAATCTCCTGGTCGGTGCGCTGCTTCACCAGTTTCCCGACGAGTTGTGCAAACGGCTGGCTCATTTGAACCCTACTGCTGGCTCCAGTGTGGGTGCGCTGGACTCTTGACCATCCCACCCATCGATCATTGTGACTGGAATTAACACGCTGCGGCAGTTGAAATGATTCGGCGGACGAATCGCATCCCATCGCGGCGACTCAGTAACATATATCTTGCCGTTGAGATGAGCGCAAATTTCCGTGGTGCTGCTGTCCAGGACCGCCGAATATTCCAGCGCCTGCACAAAATCCCCCACTTCCGGGTCGGTGAACTCGGCGAACCGCGCTTCGTTCAATGCCTCGAATGTATTCGTGCGCACCAGGGTGTTCAGGTACGGCGCCACGTCCTCGATCGTATCAAGCAACAGGCCCTCAAGCGCAGTGACAATGGCGTCTGACTGCTCCGCGCCCTTGACCGCGGCGAGGGTCGTCAGGCCCTTGGCCAGCAGCCGTTCCCAGATCGCGATGCGGATCTCCGCCAGCGTCTTGCCGAACTTGATGCCGTTCTGCAGCTCCTGCTGGATCAGCTTGCGGGTCTGGTCGGAGGCATCCCCGGCCATGCGGAATGACTGCGTGTCGAAATAGGCCGTCGCATTGTCGCGCAGGCTGACGAAGCGGGCCCGGCGCTCGGCGAAACTCATCCGCTCGCCCCTGGCGCGGGCCAGTTCATTTGCCGCCGTATCCGAGCCCAGCGTCCAGGACTGCACCAACAGCTCCCGGAAGGCGCTTTTCAGCTTGCTCCTGTCGGCGCTGTGCAGGTCCAGGGCGGCGACATCGGCGGGATCCTCATCCGTGAGCACGGCCAGATTCGCATCATCGCCCAGCGCGCGTCGGGTGGCCTTAGCGATGATGCCTGCGATTGTCCCCACGGCATCGGTGGCGAAATCGTCGGTGCGCTTCTCGATGACCGCAAACGCCACGCGCTGAGCGGCACGGGTGAACTGCGCGGGGGTGCATGAGCGCAATTCGCCATGAGGCACAACCGCTGCGCCCGCCGCGTCGGCTTGCGCGGTGGGGATGCCGCTGGATGGGGTAGCCAGTCCGGCGGGCGCAGGGTTGTGGACGGTGACGCTGACGGGGATCGCGAGCTTGCCCCGCAGGCCATTGATCTCGGTGGCGAGGCGAGCGAAGCGCGGGTCGTCGTCTTCCTTGGCCGGATTCTGCGCGGCCTGTTCGGCGATCTGCATTTGGCGTTCGGCCATCGGGTCGGTGAGCAATTCCGTACTGTCGTCACGCTCCGGCATCTCCAGCATGGCCCGCAGAAAGCGCTCGTCATCCTCGGTCGCCTGCACTGCCTTGCTACCGAGCAGTGAGCGCCAGGTCTCCAACAGCCATTTCGTGTGCTCCATGCTCACGGGCTTGAAACAGAATTCTGGATAATCGCCGTCGCCCCAGTTCTGATCGCCCAGGTCGCGGAACAATTGCTCGTTGAGACATTCGGAAATGCGCTTGCCGTCCGCTGAGGTCGTCCAGAAAAACGCCTCGAACTGCGTCTGTGACTGGCTGTATGCGCCGGTTTGGCCGGTGTGCGAGAGCCCCAGCAGGTTGGGCACCAGCTGAGATTTCGCGATGGCCAGATCGTGATACTGCAGTGCCTTCTCGTACTGATCCGTGGTGGCCGGGAAAATCACCTCAGCCTTCACGCCCTTGGGCAGAATCAAGCTGGTGAAGCTTTTGAAATTCTGCATGGCGCCCTGCAGTGCCGCGTACTCGGGCGTGCCATACGCGGGGGCTTCGTCGGTTTCGCGGGAGGCTACCGGAATACCGCTGCCGAAGCGCTCCAGGTGGAGTGCCCACAGCTTCATGACGATGTCCTTGAAATACCACGCACGATAGGCGGAGCGTAGCTCGGAGCGTCCGAAGATCAAGTCCCACTTCGGCTTGTGGACGTAGTGGACGACTTTGCGCGGATCGATATCGATTTCCGCCTGGCCGTTGACCTGCTGAGTAATGCGCTTGAGCAGGCCATATTCATCGGCGAAAAAGCGGAAACTGCACGGATCGCGGGTCAGTAGCAAGTTGATGCCGGTATACGTCGCGCCCTCATGTTGGACCTGGCCGTATACCTTTTCTGTCACCGAGAAGCCGAACTCGCGCCCCGAGGCGATGCCCTCGATGGAGTCGACGAACGAACCGCGGATCTTGTGCGTGATGGTCTCGAATACTCGGATGCGATTACGCTGTTCCTCGGGAGACAGGCTGGAGCCATCGAATTTGAATTGCCAGCCGCGACCTAAAATCGCATTCAGCTTGAATTCCGTAACAGATTTGATCTGCTCGTCGTTGAGCATCTTGGCGTAAATCGGCAGCCCCTTTTGCGCCACCAGATCATCCGGGTTGTAGCGCTGGCCGTTGAGCACCGAGTGCCACAGCGTACTGGTGTCGCAGGAGACGATATTATCCGGTCTCTGCGCGGGATAAGTGTCCAGCAGCGAGGGGGCCTTGCCGGCGAACAGGTACTTTACGATCGCCTCGCGGATCATACGAGGCCATCCAGCACGGTGGACTGTGCGTAGCTGATTTCAGGCTCCTTGCCGTGCGAACCGGGCGAGTAGACCGGCGCCTGGGTGGCGTACTGCATTACCAGTGAGTCTGCACGGTCAGGGGATTTGATTCCCTCGCGGCGCATTTCCTCGCGCGTCACCAGGTCCTCGACTTTGTCATCACCGACGATCTTTCTTTTCACTGAGCAAAGCTGCGCCTCCAGTTCTTCAGGGTCGTCGATTGCGCCATCCTCGAACGATATCAAGCCGTCCCGAAAAGCGTCGCGGGTGACAAGATACGACTGTGTGCGCCGGTTGCGCCACTTATTGCTGTTGTCCGAGGACTCCCCACCCTTGTAACGGATCACCACATGGCCACGGTCGTACAGCTCTCCCGCACAGCCCGAGCCCACGCCGAGCGAGTCGACGACGAAATCATCGATGCCCTTGCGCCCACCGTGCTCCTCGAACATGCGCTCCGCCGCATCGGCGGCATCGATCTGAGCGCGGGCAAGATCGAACGAAAAGGACTTCTGCTTAAGCACGCGGGTATGGCTATCGAAGTGCTTAGCGACCGTCACCACGGTTTCATCCTCGCCGCCATCGGCCACGTCCACCGACACGCGCAGCTTCGGCAATGAGCCATCCGGGTTGAACTCGCGTTGCGAGGCGGCCGTCACCCATTCAGTCGCGACCAGCTGGTAGGCATCATCCGAGGCAAACTCACCCAAGACGCGAATCTTGTAGATCGGGGAGTTTTCGCCGTAGCGCCGCGCCATGCGCTCTACCCACTCGCGCTGTACCCGGTGGGTTTCAGACAGCTTGATCTGCATGCGGAAATAGTCACGGCTGTCGTGCATTGATAGATGCGAGCGGGCGAACGTGCCGCTGCGCCGCGTCGGGTTGGAGATCATCAAGAACATCACCACCTCGCCCGCCGACAGCGCGCCGAAGATGACCGGATAGAGGCTTTCCGGCACCCCCGTCGCTTCCTCGACGATCACCAGCATGAATTGTTCGTGGTGGCCCGCGAGATTCTCGGGTTTGTTCGCTGTCTCCAGCAGTAGGCACCAATCCTTTTTGCCGCACCACGTGACGCGCCGCTCGCCGTCCTTGATGAGCGATCTATACCAGGGCTGGGCGCGGTTCATGACCTTGCGGAAGGCGGGCATGAAGCGGGTGGTGAGCTGCGTGAATTTCGGCGCGGTGACGATCACGCGACCGGGAAAGCAGAAGTTGAACAGGTGCGCGAACAGCGCAGCTGTGTGCGTCTTGCCGGGCCCGTGCATGGCCACGACAGACAGCCAGGGCAGCCCCTCGTGATTGATCTTCGTCGGCTCGCCGCGGCGTTTTCTCAGCACATCCGCGAACGCCTCCAGCAGATTGACCTGCCACGGGTCCAGCTCCCAGGACTTCGCGGGGGCATCATCGAGGCTCGGCTCGCCGGATAAGCGCTTGTGCTGCAGGATCTCGCGCACCATCCAGACCGGGTCGGCCTGGGCGCGACGCACCAGCGCGGCCGGATCAGTTGATTGTTGTGCCGCTGCCAGTGGGTGACTGGGCCTCCTGGTTGATTCCGTTGGCGCTGGCGACGGCGGCGGCGAACATATCCGTCAGGGATCGATCCGAGTTCGTCAGGTCGATCCGCGAGGTATCCCGCCACGCTTCCGGCTTGCGGTTCTTCAGCCAGAAGATGCAGGCGGTCGTATCGGGCGGAACGTGCTCGACGTACGGGACCTGCTTGCCGTTCTGGAATATTTTCACCGCATCGAAGCTGTATCCCGTTGCCCGACGGTACAGGGACCGCTCCACGCGCTCATCTGAGGATTCCTTGCCGATCTTTAGGGACTGACGCAAGTCGTCGTGCTGGGCCTGCCAGCGGTATAGCGTGCGCTCGCTCACGCCGAAGAAATCCGCTACCTCGCGATCGGTCGCTCCCAGCCGGCACAATTTCTCCGCCTGCGCTGCGTGCTCGCGCTTGTACTTGCTCTGGCCGCCGCTTTTTCGCTTCTCTGCCATCGAATGATTGCCGCCTATGTGCCCGCCGTAGTCAAGTTTTCGCGCCGCCCCAACTCCCTTCTCGCCGCCGCAATCGCCTGCAGCTGCGTCTCGGCCTTCGCCGCCGCCGCCCGCTGGTGCTGCCAGAACTGCCATGCGCAGGGCTCATGCGAGCCCACCAAACGGTAGACCTGCGGCCTCATGCCAATCACGATCCGTGCCATGAACATCGCGGCCTGTCCTCTGCTGGGGTAAGATTCCGTGACATATGACCCGCAAAAAGATCGCATCCCTCGATGCCGAGCGTGAAAAGCGCGGCCTGCCCGTGGAACGCTGGCGCCGCGGCATCTATGCCATGCTCGTGACCAAACCGAAGGCGGGCGTGGTCAAGGCGTTCCGAAAGAAGCGCCGCGACTGACATCACTCCGCCGCCAAGACAATCGCCGAGGGCACCGGATTGACCGTCAGGCTCACCGACTCAGCCTCCGTGACCTCGGCGCGTAGGACCTTGCTGGCCGTGTTGGAAATGGTAGATGCGGCACCATTGGCGTTAACCGACCGAGCCGCGAAAAACCACTCGCCGGCATCCAGCGCATCGAATACATGGCTCGTGGCCTGCGGATCGTCGATCTGCACCGTCTGGACCAGCTCATTCGCACTGCGCCCGTAGTGGATGCGCGTGCCGGCAGGATTGGTGTACGCCGTGCCGTCGGTGTTGGTGGTGGGATTGACCCAGTGCACCGTAGCGCGCATATCGCCCTCCGACTGGCATGTGAGCGTCAGCGCGTAGGTGCCGGACATGGTGATAGCGGGGAGCTGTTGCGTGCCGCTGGACGCCTTGGGACCGTCCCAGGCGGGATGCCCACTGCCGATGCAGGATGAGTGCGTCGAATCCCAGGTCAGCGTCGTAGTCAGCTCACCATCGGCCACTGTCGATGATGCGGTCAGCGTGACGGATGCGCTGGCGATCGACACCAGCAGCGTGGTGGCCAGGATGCCGATCAGTGCCCCAATGGCCAGTTTCTGCGTTCGGTGGAGAGTCATGATTTGTCCTCGTGGTAGATGGGAGTCACTGAAAAATCATCTGGTAGGCCCCGTGTGCGCGTACTGAGCGCCGCTTCAATCCATGACAAGGCTTTGCCGCTCTCGATCTGCCGGCGCGTCACACGCATCGGACGGTAGCCCTGCATGGCTATCAGGCACTGTTTTTCGCTGTCCGTCTCAATCCCGCTTCCGCGAGAGTGACGTCCGTTTGCCCAGGTGGCGCCGTCACATTCGACGGCCAAATCCCCAACTAGGATGTCGGTGCGAAATTTACGGCCGGGGACGAGCGTCACCTCGCGCCGGTGCGGCACTTTCGCGGCCTGGAGCTGCCAGGACAGGATTTCGGACAGGTCGCTCATCGCCACGGCCACCGGAAATTGAACACGTCCTGCACCCAGCACCACGGCCTGGTCAGGCCGAGAATCACTACCCACGCTGGGATGATATTCACCACCTCGTAGACTTCCAGCCCATCAGCATC